TTCGTTTCAAGAATTGGATCAAATGCTCAGAAGTTACTATTCGAGAATGGAAATTTGCTAACTGCAAACTTTTTGAAAGATGCTATCGTAGAAGTCGTGAGTAACTTTGAACCACGTGTTCTCTTGCAAGATGTCCTAGTAGAGTTTGACTACGACAACAACGGATATAATGCATCCATCCAATTCATCATTCTAAATAGGAATGAACCTGTAGTAACATCACTTTTCCTAGAAAGAATTAGATAACAATGCCTACTTCAAATACAGCTTTGAGAGTAACTGAGCTAGACTTCTATACTATCAAAGAAAATCTCAAGACATTCCTTCGTAGCCAGTCAGAGTTTCAAGACTTTGACTTTGAAGGTTCAGGTATGTCAGTTCTACTTGACATTCTTGCATACAATACTCACTATATGGGATATTATCTCAATATGGTTGGTAATGAGATGTTTCTTGATACTGCACAACTTAGATCATCAGTTCTATCTCATGCCAAAGCAATTGGATATGTTCCAAGTAGTAAGCATGGTTCAAAGGCAAACGTAACTATCAGAGTGACACCTGCTGATAACGAAAACAACGTTGCTACAACACTAACTCTAGACAGATATACAGAGTTTCTAGGTCAAGACATTGATGGTGTAAACTATACATTCGTAACTCAGTTCTCAAATACAGTTTCAAAGACAGGCAATTCATTCAACTTCACAGGTATCAATCTGATCCAGGGTGAAGTAAACACACTTCAGTACATAATGAATGATGTGACTAATCCAAATAGAAGATTTGACATTCCATCTCAAAACGTTGACACAACAACAATCTCAGTAATCGTTCAAGAATCAGCCACAAACACAAGCATTGAACAATACAATCAGTATACAGACATTACTGAAGTTACAGGAAATACAGCAGTATTCTTTATTGAAGAAAAAGAAGATAGCACATATACACTATACTTTGGTGATAATGTTATCGGTAAAAAGCCAAAGAACGGCAACATCATTATCTGTACATTCTTAGAAACAGCAGGTTCACTATCAAACAATATTTCAACATTCATTCTCAATGATAGCATTAACGGTTATTCAAACAACGTTGCAGTAACAGCAGCCAACTCATCATTTGGTGGTACTGACAAAGAGACAATTGAACAAACAAGATTTAGAGCACCATATCATTATACTGCACAGAATAGAGCAGTCACAACAAACGACTATGAGACACTAATCACAAAAGATTATCCAAGCATTGATGCTGTTTCAGTGTGGGGTGGAGAAGACAACGATCCAGTCGTATACGGTAAAGTATATCTATCACTTAAGACAAGAGGCAATTACTTCTTATCAAATCTTGACAAAGAAAATATCAAACAGAGCTTAATCAGAAACAGAAACGTTCTAACTATTATTCCAGAAATCGTTGATCCAGATTTTACATACATCAAGATTACAGGTAGAGTAACATATAATCCATCCCTCACTTCACTAACAGCAGGTGATATTCAAGACTTAGTTAGGTCTTCAATTCAAGACTATAATGATCAAGAACTAAACACATTTAGATCAACATTTAGAAAGTCAAAGCTTCAATTCTACATTGAAAGTTCTGACAAAAGTATTACTGGTTCAGACATTCAAGTAACTCTACAAAAAAGACAAGAGCTTACACTCAATAAGACTGATAACTATCAGCTTAAGTTTGAACTGCCAATTAAGAAGGGTGACTTCAACCAAAAGCTTTCATCGTTTCCGCAGTTTACAGTAAATGATCTGACAAATGTAGCCAGAAACGTATTCTTAGAAGAAGTGCCACAGTCATTCACTGGCATTAGCTCAGTCAGTATCGTAAATCCTGGTATTAACTATTCATCTATACCCACTGTTACAATTACTGGTGATGGTGTTGGTGCAACTGCAAGAGCAGTAATTGTTAATAGAAAGCTTAATAGAATCGAAGTTACAAATGCAGGTTCAGACTATACAAGAGCAACTGTGTCAATCACAGGTGGTGGCGGCAGTGAAGCATCAGCTATTGCTAGACTTGAAAATAAGCAGGGTACATTAAGAACATTCTACTTCAAACCAAACGGTGAGAAAGTGGTTGTCAATCCAAATGCTGGTACAATCAACTATGACACAGGTCTAGTTACTATCGACAGCTTAACAACATCTTCAGTTTCAGAAAATGACTTCTATGATGAGAATTTTCTAACTGTAAATGTTCCTATTGGTTCTGAGATTATCTCTCCAGTAAGAAATAGAATCTTAAGCATCGACTTTAATGATTCTTCAGCAATTCAAATAGACATGATAGCAGAGAAGTAATGTCAACTAATAACAAGATATCAAACTTAGTCAATAGTCAAGTACCATTCTTTGTTAGGAACGATCATCCTAACTTTATCTTGTTCTTAGAGAAGTACTATCAGTACCTTGAACAAACTGGTAAAGAGATAGAAAGAGCTAACAAGCTCAGAAATCTGAGAGACATTGATCTAACAGAAGACATATTCGCAGAAAAGTTATACTCTCAGTTTATTGCGCTTATACCAAACAATGTCATCGCTGACAAAGCAATTATTCTTAAGCACGCAAAAGACTTCTATAGATCAAGAGGTACTGAAAAGTCTATCTCTTTTATTATCAATGCTCTTTTTGCTAAAGATACGGACTTCTATTATCCTAAAACAGATGTTCTAAGAGCTTCTGATGGTAAATGGTTTATTGAGAAGTCTCTAAAGATTGATGATTTCAAAGTTAACAATACATCAAGTGATGATTTTCTAGAGATCGAAAAGTTTAGAAGTAAAAAGATATCTGGTAATACATCCGGTGCTACTGCAATCGTAGAGACAGTTGATGCATACTATCAGAACGGTATTCTTGTTTATGAACTAAAGCTTTCTAATCAGTACAGAGATTTCGAGATAGGTGAAACTATCTTCACTTACTTTGAAGAAAATGGTTTAACAAAGACACTGACAGCAAATACTTTCGGTGGTATTCTGGCTTCAGTTAAACTTGAAAGCGGTGGTACAGGGTACGTTTTAGGTAATAACGTTCCTATTGAAAGCAATACAGGAACTGGTGCTAGAATCATAATTTCAGGCATCACGACTGGTAACATTAAGAGTATCATTGTATCACAGTCTGGAGCTGGATTTCAGAACGGAAACTTTCTTCTAATCTCAGGTGGTGGTGGTTCTGGTGCTAATGCTAGTGTTAGAGTTAGTCCTGATGGTTTCTATCATCCAAACAGCTATAACATCGTAACTTCAACGATATCTCTTGAAGCCAATACTCCTATCAACAACATTGTATATTCAAATCTAAACTCAGCAAACATTAACACAACAGTTGCTAATGCCGTTAACACATTTGTCTATGGTAATACAGGACCTGTAGAGAGTGTAGTCATTCTAAATCCTGGTTCTAACTATGTTTCATTACCTATTATCGACGTTCAAGCTAACACTAGAATAAGATCGTTAGGAATCTTAGGCAGACTTGAAATTGCAAATGGTGGTTTAGGATATCAAGTTGGTAATAAGATTGAGTTTATCAATCGTTACGGTTCTTTTGGAACTGGAGCAGCAGCTAACGTTGTTAACGTCAATGCAAATGGAACAATCACTCAAGTAAGATTTGAAGCCGTTCCTGGTCAGATTGTAGGTGGATCAGGTTACATTCATGACAATTTACCAACTGCAAACGTTATATCATCGACCGGTAATGGGGCAAATGTTATTGTTAGATCCATCTTAGGTGATGGTGAGATATTAGTTGCAATCACAGACTCTATTGGAACAATCACAAATCTAACCATTACTGATAGAGGATCAGGTTATCTAACACCTCCTGTCATTAATCTTAAAACACAAGGTGATGGCACAGCTCTTGCTAATGCCACAGTCATCTCAGGCGTATTTGAGTTTCCAGGAAGATATATTAATGATGATGGTCATATCAGTTCATTCAATTTCTTACAGGACAGAGATTACTATCAGAACTATGCATATGTTGTAAGAACAAATGAGTTCATCGATAACTATCGAACAGCATTGAATAGTCTAACTCATCCAACAGGAATGAAACTCTTTGGTGAGTTTCTTTATGTTGATACAAATTTAGGCACTCAAGAAGACTTGAGTATTACCACAGAAAGTCCAGTGCAGTTAAAGTTCTTCGATGGTATATACTATTCTAATGGTAATGCAAATGGAAGTAACTTATCGATTAATAGAACAAATCATGGTTATTCTACAAATCAGACTGTTTACCTAGAGTTCTTAACTGGATCAAACAGAAATCTATCAACAATCAACATTGTGAATCCAGGTATTGGTTATTCAAACGGATACATCAACTTCACCCGAGGTTCAGGCACAGAAGCAAATGCTTTCGTTCGTGTGAATACAAGAGGATCCATCACTTCTGTACAGATCAATAATGATGGTACGGGTTATCTTGATAGTGATCTACTCTTTGCAAACGTCAATCATCTAAGAACATATAATGTAGCTAACATTGTTGTGAACAACACTGGTAGAGGATATGGAAACGGTAGAATTACAATTACAGGTGGCAACGGTAGAAATGCAAACGTTCATGCGCTCGTTAACTCAGAAGGTTCTATCATTTCATTCAACTATACAGACAGAGGTACAGGATATCTGTTAACAGATAACGTATCAATCAACGTTGATAGTATTCTGAGCTATAACATTGCAAACATTCCAATCAATGCTTCAGGTAATGGATACTCAAATGGTTTCATTAGATTCGAAGGTGGATCAGGCAGAAGTGCTAATGCCAACGTAAGAGTAAACGCTACAGGTTCTATTGTTGGTGTAACTATAAATCAAAGAGGTACAGGTTATGGTGTATTTGATCCGAATGAGTTGATTGCAAATGTATCTCATCTAACAACATATAGACTGAATAGACTTTTATTAATCGACTCAGGTGAAAACTATGCTAATGGATATATTACATTCTCAGGTGGTACAGGATCAGGTGCTAATGCTAACATAACTGTTGGAGCAACAGGTGAGATTGTTAGAATCAATGTGAATAGTGTTGGTACTGGTTATTCTAATGGTGATAATGTTGTTGCTAACGTCCAGCATCTTATCACATATAACATTGCAAACATCAATCTCGTAAGTTCAGGTAGAGATTACTCAAATGGATACATCAACATACAGGGTGGTTCCGGCAGAAGAGCAAACGCTCAAATTCTAGTTGGTGCTAATGGAACAATTTCAAACGTTGTGATCAACTCAAGGGGTACTGGATATGAAGCAGCGAATATTCTGTATGCAAATGTTGAGCATCTTCTAACATTTAACATTGCAAATATCTCTATAGCAAATTCTGGTCATTCATTCTCTAACGGTTTCATTACATTTGTGGGTGG